TAATAAATACTAGCGCCCGTGTAGCGAATATACCTGTAGGATGGAAGTTGGCCACCCTAACAGATTGATATGATTTTTTAACGGTATTGATGAGATTTGGCGGTATGTTCATGTAGCTCCTCCTTAATATCATCAACTCGAGATTCAATGCTATCCACACGTGATGTTAATTTCACATGCTCGGTATATGCCTTTGTGCGTTGCTCACGAGATAACTTAATTTCTTCCTTTAGGTCTTTTAACGTTTCAATTAAGCTACCCATTTTCTCTTGAATCATTAAATTATCTTGCAATCTTTGCAAATCTAACTTTTCAAGCAACGGAATAACCAACACTTTATATCCAAGTCCGGCAACTACCGCAACTATAGATAATGTGGTTAATATGTCATTCAACTCAAATTGCCAAGTCCACATATACGCTCCTTTCTTATTGTACTTCTACTGTCTTAGTAAACATCAGCTTCATGCGTGCATTATAGAATTTAATTGTTGTATTTTCTGTTGTAGAAGGTAATGGAACGGATATATTTGCCATACTCATATATTGAATTTCACCGTCATTAATACGGATTGGCAAGGTTACTCCATATGTAATATTTATTTTGCCCTCATTCACTGTGATATACGGTTCTGCAAGACTTGCATCATCAGCTAAGTAAACAGTATTACTATTTTTTTGTGCTTCAAAGTATTCAAGAAGAATGCCTTCAAGACTGTCACTCTTCACAAATACATTATTGTCTAATAATAAATCTTTAAGTTTAGCGACGGTTTCAAGATTGACATTATCACCTTGCGGACCTTTACGGCCACGCTCACCAGTCTCCCCTTTTTCTCCTCGTTCACCTTTCAAGGCAGCTAACTGCTCTTCGGTAAAATCAGTGTACTTAAACGGCTCGCCCTTAGGGCCTTGTTCTCCGTTTTCCCCAGTATCACCTTTAGGGCCTTTGAGGGCATTAAGCTGTTCCGGCGTAAAATCAGAATATTTAAAAGGTTCACCTTTATGGCCTGGAATACCTTGTTCACCTTTATCGCCTTTTTCTCCCTTTAATTCTAGTTTTTGTGCCTCGGTTAAATCCTCAAAACGTAATGGTTCACCTTTCGGACCTTGTACTCCATCTTCACCTTTAGGACCAGGGTCGCCTTTAGGGCCTTGCAATTTAATAATTTGAGTATTGTCTTTAACACTAACTTTATCTTCTGCACCCATATAAATATTAATAGTATTTTCACTCATTTTATTTACCTCTGTTGCTAACACCTTCAAGAATAGTTAATTGCCCTTTAACGAGGCATTTAATAGGGCGGCTACCTGCCCAAATAAATAAGTCCCAAGCATACCTACCAGCATGTAGTTCGTTTGTATCCAAAGAAAGGATAATTCTACAGCTTTCATCGGCCGTTAAATTATCCTTTGATACTTCAATATTGAATTTAGCTCTATACTGTTCGTCTTGGGCAAACTTTCTTACACATGAAAACAAATCCTCAGCCTCTACTGTGCCGTTATATCCAATAGTCAGCGTAATGTATTCGCCCTTAATAGCAGATAAATTATGCTTGACTGGTGTCATTATCTTCACCCGCTTCTAGTTCCATTAATTCATTATGGATACAGTCCGCTGTAGGGCAAGTTCCATTTTCATTTAATGTCGCATAACAAAATTTGCAAAACTTCATTACAGGAACATCACTTTTAATTTCGATCGCTTCCATTATTTCACCGCCTTAATCTTTAACACCATTTCTTGATTGAGTTTTTTAAACTGTTCTTGCAAGTCGGTAATATCACCGTTAATTAATCGACGTCTCAATAACATTTGTTCTAGTGTTTCAAAACGTCCTTTGTAATAATTTTTAATTTCAGCGATTTTTTCGGCCTTAGTAGGTTCCTTTGGCTGTGGTTCTACAAACTTGCCGTCTACATAGAATTTACCTTTCATGAATTCGTCAAGCATGTTATCGCCGTCTTCGGAGTAAATATAATTAGCAGCATCCGGCCATTCCTGTTTAGCAGTTGCTAGTAATTCATCTTTGCTAATCATATTATCAACAAAAGATGTAATGCGTTCACCTTGTTCATTTAATACAAATACATATTGATTCATTTCTTTATACCCCCATAGCAATTACGCGATACTTGCCAATATATCTACTGTCAGTATTGTCAATTGTCATATAGTTTGGTGCATTCGACCACGTAGCAATTCCACTAAGATTAACAACCGATTGGTCGCCATTAGCTATTGCGATATAGTTTGTTGTCTTAAATGAAATCGGAAAATTAAATGTCGCTCCACCGGCACCAGGGTCTGACTGTGTAATTCCCCATTGAACAATGAAGCCGTTTACAAATTTCACATATCCATTAACACTATCCAGTTTCGATGCTACGATAGCACCTTGACCTAACAATCCTTTAAGTGTGCCTAAGTTAAGCACTTTATTAATATCGCTATCGTTGTAGTTAGAAGTAATAAAGTTAATAACTTCTTGTGAGTTATCGCCTTTTGTTACTTGCAAGCCTTGATTGTGTTTAACAATAGATTTGGCATACTGGTTAGAACTAATATCTAGCTTTTTATTAAATGCATCTTGATGAGCATTTGTAGCGGAATTATGAGCTTTAATAGATTCATCTAGTTGTTCTCTTGTAACAGCCGTAGATAAATCTATAAGACCTTTTACATTAGGATTGTCTCCTACCCCTAAAGCAATTAATAGGCGTTGCATTGGAATTGCATTTGTTTTATCTGGAATATAAGAGGTTAATCCACTAGCGTTAGAATATCCAATGAGTTTTTCTTGCCCACTGTCACCATTCTTTCCATAAACACCAACTTCTCTCCAATAAAATCCTGTTTCAACTTTTTTATTATCAAAGTTAAATTGTAACTGCATTTGCCCATTTGTTACTTCTTTGACATTACTTAATCCGATTTCTAATTTAGGGTTAACAAGAGATGTTAAGCTATCAATGCTTTTTGTTAATTGTCCATCTCCTATTACTGCCTTTGTAATGATCAATCTATCATCAGCTCTCCCTGTTGCTGATTTTAAAATCATTTTATTTCCTTGTAGGGTTAAACTAAGTCCCGGAAACTGTGCCATATTATCCTCCTATTTCAATTACTTCTTCATAACCAATTGCACTTCCATAATATAGATTGTGCTCGATTTCAATATCGCTTAACAATTTACTCATACTAATTTTTGTTTCTTCTTCTGCCACAACTAGCCCTGAAATAATCAATTTTTGTTCAAGTAATTGTTCTTCCCAAACTTCATAACCAATATGTGCTGGCTTAAACTCTTCAATAGAATGCTGTAAACCATTGATATCTTCACACATGTCTTTTGTAAACTTTAATTCCATAGTATAGCTTTCATTCTTTGGAATTATTACTGCAGACTCATCTGATACAAAGTTATTGGCCAAGGCTTCTAGAAACTCTTTTGTACTACTATCAGTATTATTTAACTTTGCAATTACACGGCTCCGTCTATTATGTAAGCTATCATTTCTAACGCTTATTCCAACAAACTCTTCCCATTTCGATAATGCATAAGTTGCTGATTGAATGTTATCTTGTTTTAATAGTTCAATTAACAATAATCTAATGCGTTCATGCTCTCTACTATCTGCATCACTTATTGCTTTAAACTCTAAATTTTTTGCAATAAAAAGAGGCAGATACGTAAGTATATCTACCTCTTTCCATCTAATAAAATCACTCATGCACGATCACCTCTTTAATTGTTGGTAATTGTTCATTTGTAATAACAATATTAGTAATCCCTTTATTAACTTTTAAATCACGATAGTCTAATACCCCTGTTTCTTTATTAGCTAAAATAGCTTTACCAATATTAGCATAAGATACATATGTGCCATTAAAAATTTGCTTTTTAAACTCCTCATTTAATACCTTTTTAACAGCCTCTATATCTGCTTTCCCCTTTGTCACTGTTAGTTCGATATTGATATCAAATATTGTTGGTGTTACTACAGTAACAGTTGCCCCAATTGGTGCGTTTTCAGCAATTACAGCCTTAACTTTTTCAATTAATTCTGTACTAGCACTTTCACGTTCATTATTGATAATAATAACCTTAACTGTTCCCTGACCATTCCATAATGGAATTACTTTAACTAAAAAAACACCATTAACTAATCGAGCCCACTGTTCATAATGATATACATTGCCACTGGTTGCAGGCTTTCTAACTTTTAATAGGAGCCTATCTAAAAGTTCTGCATCAGTCTCTTCATCATATCCATCATAAGCAGCCGCTTCATTTGTAACTGTACTAACACCATATATCCCCCCAACTATTTCTGTGATTGTATTTGCCCCTACATTCAAAGATTTCCCAAGTTGTTCAGATAATGCCAATACTTTAGCACTCCCAGTATCGCCTAGATTAACCTCCTTAGAAGTTCTAAATGTTTCATCATTATCTGTACTGAATAAACTTCCTTTAGGTATGATCGTATTAGCGGTACCTGTTATGGTTAATATTACATTAGCTTGTGTTGCTTCCTTTCTAAATACCCCATGAGCTTCCGCATGACGTGTCATATATTCTCCCCATGCAGTTTGCGGAAATGCCGCATCAAGTATTAACTGCATTTCTGCATATGATTTTTCAAACTCTACTGCATTTGAGCTTAATGTATCAAATACAAATGTACCTTCATGTGTACTCAATCCCTCTTTATCTATTTTTTTGAAATCTGCTAGTAGCCGTCCTAGCACATCTTGCTTACTTTGTGGTTCTAGCATTATACTTCAACTCCTATCGTATTTGGTCCATAAATTGTTTGTAACTCTATTTGCAGTGTAATTATTTTATGTTCTTGAATTACATTTACTGCATCTACATTTATAATGTATGGATTAACTAATAACGCATCCTTTACATATTCAAATAAATCATATTGGCTAGGCGTATCATTAGGCTTTTTCCCAACAAATTGTTCAAACTCAATACCATAATCATCATAATATGCTCTATAACGGTAGCGCTCTACTCTTAATGTTTTCCATACCCATACTTTTATTGCATCATTCCCTGTTACATATTTATGATTACCATTTCTATCATATTGATAGGTATCTCGTTGAAAGTCCCAAGCTAACTCTTTGCATAGTGGCAGGTTTTTATTTACGTCAATGCTACTTGGTGTATTCCCTTTCATAAATGGATTACTCATTGCCGTCTAACCTCCTACATTTTCCATATACAAAGTACTGCTCTGCTGTACTTTCATCATCACCTACTATCGGAATTAACATTACTTTATCGCCTATATGCCATGTATCAGTCATGATTCTAGTTTTTGTATAATCATTATGAATAGCGTGTGTATGACTAGCAAATTCTGCATAGCCACCGCCACCGCTGCGTGGTTGTGTTTCGCTTACAATATGCCCCTTAGATTCTCTATAATGACCTTGTAACCAATATTCATCAACCCACAAAAAGTTGCTATTTAATTCCATTCCATTGAACGATACAACTAGATTCGGAGGTGGTGATACTATCGTACCAATTCCCGGCATTGCTTGCTTGCCTGCGTTTCCGCCCACGTTACTCATGATACCTAATATTCCTGTATAAGGATCATTGTTTTTCTTCGGCACTTTCACCCTCTCCTTCCTCTGGTTCTCTGATGTACTCTAGATTCAATTCCATTGTATGTGTATTATTTTCAAATATATGAGTGTCAGACTTAATGAAGAATACTCCTTTTAGTTGCTCTTCTTCAATTACTACAGAATAGCCTGCAATACATTGTATATTCCCTAGTGCAGAAATACTTGAGTCCATTTTAATTCCTTTAATTTTCGCCTTAGCTTTAGCTGCATTATCAACAGGAAACTTTGGCTTTTTAGGTGTACTTGTTGTACTAGACTTTTTCTTTTTAGTCGCTTTCTTTTCCTTTGGTTCTGGCTGATTTTTGTAAATATCTTGAAATATACCATACTTTTTAATTAATTCATCTTCATTATCTATCCGAATCACATTACCTACAGCATCAACAGTTTTTATTCTGTTTACCATTTCCTCAATTGATTCAGAATGTGATGAGCTTATCACATCGTATGTATCCCTAGCTATATACTCCTCAATGACTGTTCCTTTTTCTACTAAATTGATTCCGTCCGCTAGTAATATAGCTGTGTAATCTTTTTGAATATCTGCCTTTGTTTTTTCAAACAACATTTGAAAAACTTCTGTACATGTTTTTTTATCTGCTACAAAATTTACTACTGTAGGTATTTCTGGCAAATTTCCAACAGATACTTCAACTTCTGCGCATACACGCTTGAAAGCATCAACTACATTTGTGGCATTAAAAACTAAACTTACTTTCGACTTTGCAAGGTATATCATTCCATCGTAGCAAGTAATATCATAGGTGTTATCATTAGTATTCCTTTTTCTAAAGAATACACGCCCAGTAAATATCTTTGCATTATCTACTGTCACTTCAATACGATCACCTAAATCAATTAAATAATTTGGAAATGATATATCTTTAGGATTATAGGCATATGAAAACTCTAATTTTCTAGCAGCTTCTTCTCTATCACCGCTCCATGTGAACTTAGAAATAAGATGTGTAATATCTACTCTTTCATCCTTTTCATTAATATGTTCTATTAGTGTAATCATAGTGGCCACTCCTTACCATTCATTTTTAATGACCGCTTAGATACTTGTAAAACTGCACCAATTGGACTTTTACCAGCTTTAACCATCATCTTATACATGTTTAATGCCTTTTTGCCTTGTTCTGCTATTGGCATTATTTTTGATACTGCCTTATTAGCTGTATCCATAAAATGTTCTTGTGGATATGCTGTTATTGCTTGCTCTTCTGGAGCTTCTGCGATTCTACTATGTAAGCCTGTAGTATCATTTTTTATCTCTGATGTTGGTTTTATGTATCTATATTCCTTGAGTGTCATCTCATAATACACATCACTTGTACCATCATGCTCATCATGATTAAATGACTCAATTGTACAGTACATAGAAATCGATGTATTTGAAATTGAAATCTTACATGGCTTACCACTTGTAGCAAATCCATCAATTTTCCTTACTAGATTGTAAGGATTTGTTTCGTTTGTTTCAGACCACTCATATTTTTGTGCAGGAAAAAAGCCTTCAAAGGATAGTGTCTGAAGGCCTCTTTTCCCCAACATATTAATTTCACCAATAGCGTTAATATTTAAAGTGCTATTGTTATATGTTCTCCCCACCTTAAATGAAGCTGGTGTTACTGACAGTATAATATTTTGCCCTGCACAGGATAATGTAAATTTACATCCCTGTGGTATGCCTTTACCTCCAAAGAAGCTCATAATTGCATCAAAAAATGACATTATACTGCTCCCTCCATTCTATTAATAGAACGTTTTTGTAATTGGTAATGAATTTGTTCTGCAATTTCGAATGTTAATTCTTCTACAGATTTTCCATCATTACGAACATTAAGATTAGCTATATTTACATTAATGCTATTACCAGATGAACTACGTTTCCCTTGATTATATGCAGAATTTAATGATTGTGCATGAGGTATTACTTGTGCGCCACTTGGTAGATTTACTATTTCAGCCCCACGATCATGAATCATGGCAGGTCCACCTTTCCAGTTATCAGTACCAGAATATAGTAAAGGGATATTTAATGGTCCAAAGTGTGAACCACCAACACCCGGTACCCAGTCTGGAATGTCTACTGAAATGCCATTGACCGCCGAAATCAAACTATTAATTGATGCTTTAATACCTGCAATAACTCCATCAAATATACTTTGAATTGGCATTACAATCCCCTCAAAGATTTGAACGATACCATTCCATGCCATACTCCAATTCCCTGTAAATACGCCTACAAGAAAGTCTGTAATACCACTTAATACAGTTGTAATTCCATTTACAACACCTTCAACTACAGTTAATGCAAATGTTAGTATCCCTGTAATTCCTGCAATAGCTACATTAAACCCTACTACTAATGCCCCTAATGCTACTGCAAGCGGTCCACCAATCAATACTTTAGCTACCTTACTTACAACAGTAAAAATAATATTGAGAAAAGGTGACATTAGTTGATAAATCCTACCAAATGATGTAGCCACTTGACTAATTAGTTTTCCAAAAGCATCAGCTACTTTCGATACTATTGGCTGTAAAGCCGTAACAATTCGGCTAACTGCACCTTTTATGATGCCCACAAAGCCTATAAAGGATTGTCCTATACCTTCTAATACTGGTTTTACCTTATCAAAGTTTTTATAAATTGCTAGACCTAATAAAGCAATTACACCTATCGCAATCCCTACAGGTCCAGTAAGAACTAATGGTATTAATCTACCTATAATTGGTAATACCCTCATAGCTACGCTACCAATACTACTAAATGCTCTTGCAATCCCTTTTACTGATACTTCTAACAGCTTATTATTAATGCTTTGCCCTCTTAATACTTTCCCAATATTTGCATATGTCCGCATCAAGGAACCAATACCACTTGTAATAGGCCCTAGTATTTTTGTAAAAGCAGTAAAACTTACAATGCTTATCCCAATATCAATTGCTGTATTTTTAATTGCTGGACTTAAATTAGTAAAGTATTTTGCTAAATTACCGATTGTGTCAGCCACCTTTTGTACCCTAGGCTGCAATACATCTGCAAAGCTAATGGCTAATGCCTCAACTTTACTTTCTAAATCCTTGAATGACCCTAGCAGTGTTTTCTTCATAATATCTGCTTGTGCTTTAGATGAGCCTGTTGCAGAATCCATTGAACTACGCATATCATCGTATGCTTCTTTTG